GGTGACGAAAATCCTGTTCAAGCAGCGTTACGCGCCGATCGCCAACTTCGCCAGCCAGAACCAGCAGGTTTATCAGAGCCTGGGAGCGTTCGGCACGGGGGCCATGTTCATAGACCAGGCGGTCAACGAGTGGGGAGTGCCGGTGGCGCAGTTGCGCTACAAGGCGATCCCACTGGGCGAGCTGTACATTCACGAGAACCATCAGGGGCTGGTCGACGGCTTCGTGCGCTGGTTCCGGCTGACGCCGCGCCAGGCGGCACAGAAGTGGGGGATCGACAAGATACCGGCGACGCTGAAGGCGGCTTTCGACAAGCAGTCTCAGATGACCTACAACTTCCTGCATTACGTGGGACCGCGGAGCGACTGGGAGCCTGGCCGGATCGACCGCAAGGGCAAGCCCTACTGCTCCTACTACATCTCCATCGAGGGGCGCTGCCTCTTGCAGGAGGGAGGGTATCGCAAGCTGCCAGTGGCGGTGACGCGGTATGACCAAGCGCCGGGTGAGGTTTACGGGAGGGGCCCGGCGATGCTCGTCCTCCCGGCCATCAAGACGCTCAATGCCCAGAAACGCACCTTCCTGAAGGTCGGGCATAAGGCGGCCGACCCGGTGCTGCTCACGGCCGATGACGGCATTGTCGACATCAGCCAGCGGCCGGGGGCTATGAACAAAGGCGGCTGGTCCATGGACGGGCACCCGCTGGTGGGCGTGCTGCCGGTCGGAAACGTCCAGATCACCAAGGAGATGATGGCTGAAGAGAAGTCGTTGATCCTCGACGCCTTCCTGATCCAGCTTTTTCAAGTGCTCACTGAGAGCCCGCAGATGACTGCGACAGAGGTGATCGAGCGTACCAATGAAAAAGGAATACTGCTTGCGCCTACAGTTGGCCGCCAGCAATCTGAGTATCTTGGTCCTTCGGCTGAGCGGGAACTTGATCTTCTTATGTCTTGGGGCATTTTGCCTCCTATGCCTCCTGCTCTTCGCGCAGCTAGAGGCGAGTACCATATCAACTACACGTCGCCGCTTGCGCGTGCTCAACACGCTCAAGAGGTTTCAGGCTTCCAGCGCACCCTCCAGGGACTGCTAGAAATCGTGAAGATCACGGGCGATCCCAGTCCGTTCGACAACTTCGACTTCGACGTCTCGACGATCGACACCGCGCAAATCCAGGCCGTCCCGGAGAGCTGGATGGCCAGCCCGGAGATGGTGCGGCAGAAGCGCCTGCGCCGCGCCCAGGCCCAGCAGCGTCAAGAGCAGATACAGGCCATGCCCGCCCAGGCCGCGATGCTGAAGGCGCAGATGTCCTCTGACGCCAAGAACCTCGTCACCCAGAACACCCAGGGTGGACAGCCAGGAGCGGCCGGTGTACCACAAGGCCAACCTGGCCCCGGCCAGCAACCGCAGGGACAAGCGGCGTGACCAAGACTGACGCCCATCTGATTGCGCAACTGGAGCAGCTTGCCGAGGATGCGGAGCATGTCGGCGGCATCGGCCGGCTTGCCCAGCAGGCGGCCAAGCGCCTCGTCGAGCTGGTGCTCGACAACGAACAACTGCGCCAACAAGGAACGGACTACAAATGACCACCACAGTGAAAATCCAGGCCGGCCACAAAGGCGCGGACGTGCTCGTGACGAGCGAATGGGTGATCAAGAAAGCTAGCGGCGAAGAGGTCTCTAACTACTCTTCGGCGAAGCACACTCTGCCGCCTTTGTGCAGCACAGACATCACCATATACGGTACGCAGAACGTTCATGTGTCGGAGCCTGAGGAAGGACCCCAATGACTGACGCCAAGCCGGCCATCGGCGAGTTCGTCCACTTCTACGACCCGCATCTGGTGATGCGCGTCGGCTTCGCCGAAGGCTATGGCGGCCGTGGCGTTGGCCCCTATGCCGCGATCGTGGTGAACGACCAGGACAGCGGCCTGGACCTGCATGTCCTCTATCCGGCCAAGCAGCCCGCGTTCGTTCAGGACAAGGTGCGAGAGCGCCCGGCCGACGACGTGCTCGCCAAGGAGGCGGTGCCGAAACCCTATTGGGACTGGACCAACGCCAGCCAGAAGGCCCGCGCGGTCAAGCGCGCGTCGGAGGCGTGAGGCTAGGCTGCATCGACGCCCATGCCGGCACGGTGCGACTATGGGAAAGACTGCCGCCCCCGCGCGTGCGGATGATTTCGGAGGTTGAGCTTGATGAGTGTTACCGCACGCGATGTGAGCGAGACCCTGGATCGCCTGATGGCCCGCAAGAAGGCGTATCAGGGCATCCCCCAAGACGTGCTTGACGATCTCGCCGGCTTCTGCCGCGCTGAACGCACCTGCTGGGCTGAAGACGCCCGGCTACACGCGCTTCTGGAAGGCCGCCGCGAGACCTACCTACGCATCCAGGAGCACTTACAGTTGACACCCGAAGACCTTCTGGTGCTATACTCCGGCGGAGAGCTTCACGTCGACATGCTGAAAGGAACTGAATATGCCCGCTGAAGGCGATCCGCCTATCGTCCCCGCACCTGCCCCCGCTCCAGCGCCGGCCGCGTGGCACGCCGCCTTCGCCAGCGACCCGGACACCGCGGCATACATCACGTCGAAGGGCCTGGACAAGCTGCCCTCGATCAATGACGCCTTCAAGCAGGTCTCCGAGTTCCACAAGCAGGCCGAGGGCTATATCGGCATCCCCGCCAGCGAGCGCCTGCGTGCGCCGAACGCGGCCGATCCGGCAGCGGTCAAGGCGTTCTGGGCGAAGTTCGGAGTGCCGGACACGTCCGAGGGCTATGACTTCTCGACGATGAAGCGCGCGGACGGCAGCGACATTCAGCCGGAGCTGGCGGGCGCGATGCGGGCCGCGGCGCACCAGGCCAACGTGCCTACCGAGGCGGCGCAGAAACTGCTCGGCGAAGTCGTGAAGTTCCAGGACGGGCAGGCCGCCGCTGCCGCACAGGCCACCAAGACCGCGCTGGAGACTGCTCGCGCCAATCTCACGCGAGAGTGGGGCCCGAACTACTCCGCCAACCTCGCCCTCGCCGACCGCGCCGCGAAGGCGCTAGGCGTGGACGTGGACACCTCCGCGCTCCTGGCCGAGAAGCTTGGAGCGGATAAGGTGCTGGAGATGTTCCGCAAAATCGGCGCGAGCACGGCGGAGGATACCTTCGTCAGCTCTCCGAACAAGGAGGGCGGCGACGCGCCGGTCACGATCACCGAAGCCAAGCAAACGCTGGACGCACGCAAGAGCGACCCGGAGTGGGTCAAGAAGCTCATCGCTGGCGACTACCAGGTCAATCAGGAGTACCAGAAGGTGATGCGCTCGGCGTACCCCGACCTTTATGCGGCGGAGCAAGCCTAAAATTAAACCGCTTGACAGGCACTATAGCCCAGCCTAGATAGCGTTCTACGGCTCCCTAAACCGCGTTGGAGGGGGGCCAGGACTACCTCGGCCCCCGGTTCGGACAAGGCCCCGCCTTTCACCTGAACCCCGAGGTAACACCCCATGGCCACCGATGGCCTGTACGCTCTCTACACCACCCAGTTCAGCACCGTCCTGGAGCTGAAGCTCCAGCAAATGGGCTCCAAGCTGCGCGGCCTCGTCCGCGAGGGCTTCCACGTCGGCAAGATGGCCTCCCCTGTCAACCAGGTCGGAGCGGTCCAGTTGAAGGCTCCGGCCGGGCGCTATGCGCCGCTGCAACGCACCGACAGCGACTTCACCCGCCGGTGGGTCTTCCCGCAGGACGGTGAAATGGCGCAGATGATCGACAGCTTCGACGAGCTGAAGACCATCGTCGATCCGAAGTCGGAGTATAGCACGAACGCTGCAATGGCGGTTGGGCGCGCGTACGACGACTGCCTGATCGCCAACGCGATCGGCACCGCACAGACCGGCCAGGACGCCGCATCGCTCTCGTCCGAGACCTGGGCCAGCTTCTCCAGCGCCTACACGGTCGCCAACACCTTCGGTGCAGGCGCGACCAGCGTTGGCCTCACCGTGACCAAGCTGATCGAAGCCCGGCGCGTCTTCCGCCACAACCACGTCGATCTCGACATGGACCCGGCGACCATCATCATCGGCTCGACCCAAGAGGCGGACCTGCTTCGTCAGGTCGAAGTCGTGTCCAAGGAGTACAACGACAAGCCGGTCCTCGTGGACGGGCTGATCAAGCGCTTCCTGGGCTTCAACCTCGTGGTCTCGGAACGCCTTGCGGTCAGCTCCAGCGTCCGCAAGTGCATCGCCTTCGTGAAGTCGGGGCTCTACCTCGGCATCTGGAAGGACATCACGAACATCGCCAGCCAGCGCAACGATCTGTCGGGACACCCCTACCAGATTTACACGCAGGCTTCCTTCGGCTCCACCCGCACCCAGCCCGGCAAGGTCATCGAGATCGACTGCGCCGATGCGGTCGGCGCTGACATCACGCCGTAAAGGGAGCCTGACCCATGGCCCAAACCTCTCACCTCAAGTCGGCGCAGATCACCGCCCTGGATACCGTCACGCCCTCGCTGGCGGACGTTCAGAACGCGGGCAACGGCGCTCCAGCGCGGCACCAGACGGTCTCCGGCGTCATCACGCCGGTTGCCGCCGACGCCACTGGGTCCACGTACCAGATGGTGCGGGTGCCCTCCAACGCGATCCTGAAGCACGTCTGGTTCACCGGGCAGGCGCAGGGCGCGGGCACCTTCGACTGCTCCGTCTACTTCTCCGACAGCACGATCGACGGCACCGCCGCGGCCAATCTGGGCCTCGTGGTTCCGACCACCGGCGCAGTCTTCATCGCCGACGCGATCGTCAACGCCGCCGCGGTGGCGCAGACCGAAGTCCTTGGCTACGGCGGCACTGCCGCTGGCTGGACCCCGGCCATGATCAACAAGCGGCTCTGGGACGCGCTCGCCATCGCGACCGACCCCGGCGGCTTCTTCGACATCGTGCTGGTCTGCACCGACACGGCTGTCACCACGGGCACGGGCGTCATTGCCCTCACCGTGGAATACGCCGAATAAAGGCTGTGCGCGGGAACGGCTTTGTCCCTTTCCCCGGCCCGCGCCAGAGCCCCCGCCGTCGTGGCGGGGGCTTCCCTTTAAGTAGGAGGTCTTGATGACCACGCGCTACATCAACGTGACGCTCGGGACGAAGAGCAAGGTGGACAACACCTACGCCACAACCACGTCGCACGGCGGCAGCGTTGTGGCGCATGTGACCCTCGCCTACGACGACGCCGTGATCACTTCGCAAGATGCCCTGATCCAGGGGGTTCGCTCCGCCCTGGCCCAAGCGCTCGGCAACGCCAGTCTGACGCGGTAAACCCATGAGCCGCGCCGCCCTTGCCGCCAACATGAATTCGGCCTCGCCGGCATCGGCGACGGGCTTCACGATCGGCGGCATCATGGATGCGGAGCTGGTCAAGGAAGACCTGTCGACGGCCGCCGCCGATGTCTCGACCCAGCAGGCGGCCGTTTCCCTCACGAT